TACTTATGTATAAAGAAAAATGTTCAAAAACTTCCTGTTATACAAGAGTTGTATGAAAGAGATTTAGCCAACGCTTTACGCTATGACGAAGACCGTTCAAATATACGATTAGTACCTAAACAAGAGTATATCTAATGGCTTACGCTTCAGGAAAATATGCTTACTTTATCTGCGATACTTGCGGATTTAAATATCTATATAAAGAAGCACGAGGAACTTGGGAAAACAATAGAGTTTGTCAAGAGTGTTACGAGCCTAAACACCCTCAATTAGACCCACCAAGTATAGGAGCTGATGCAGAACTCCTTTGGAGACCGAGACCTGATGTTCCATTACCCCAAGCAGGTTTAGGTGTTGTTACTACAATAAACCCTTCAACAGCGGTTATAAATAGTACAACAAGTCCTAGTGGAACTAGAACAATGACTTTTACAGATGATCCTATTGGAAGTGTGTTTGAAGGAGAATTTGGAACAGGTGACATAGGTAATTTAGAAGCAGGTGGAGACTAATGGCGGGATTTACATATAGCGAATTAACAACAGCAGTACAAAATTATTTAGATAATACTGAAAGTACTTTTGTTAACACGGTTAATACTTTTATACAAACAACAGAAGAAAGGATTTTAAAAGCAGTTCAACTACCTGTTTTTCGTAAAAACGTTACAGGTAGAGCAACCCAAGGTAATACTTATTTAGCGACGCCTTCAGATTTTTTATCTCCTTTTAGTTTAGCTCTTATTGATAGTTCAGGAGCTTATAGCTATTTATTGTTAAAACACGTTTCCTGGATTAGAGATTACACTCCGTCTGCGGCTACCGAAGGAGCTCCTTTGTATTATTCTCAGTTCGATAATAATACTTTTTTGTTAGCTCCCACACCCAACACAACTTTAGATTTTGAATTACATTACAACTATCGACCTGCGTCTTTAACCAGTTTAGGGGCAAACGAACAAACATGGCTTTCAGATAATGCTCCTAACGCTATGTTATATGGAACTTTGGTAGAAGGAGCTGTTTTTATGAAAGAACCTCCTGATACTATTATGTTGTATGAACAAAAATTTCAAGAAGCATTAGCTATGTTGAAAGTATTAGGGGAATATAAAGACATAAGAGACGAAGCAAGAAATGATCAAATTATGATATCACCTCAGAGTCCTCAATGAATGATTTAACAGGTAAAAATATCGCAATCGTTGCTATGGGGCAAAGTCAAATAGATTTCCATCTTTCGCAAACACATAGTGTAGAGTTTGACGAAGTTTGGGCGATCAATGCAATGATTGGTGTTTTACCTAATATTGATAGAGCATTTATCTTAGATCCAATGAGTAGATTTTTAGATACTGAAGATGCTGGAACTATGACGCCTATGATGAAAAAGAAGTTACCTAAATGTAATTTTCCTATTTATACTTGTGAATTAGATGATCGTGTTCCTGCGGCTGTGGAATACCCTATAGAATTAGTTGTACATGATTTAGGCTGTTCTTATTTCAACAATACAATTCCCTACGCCATAGCTTTTGCCCTGTGGAGTAAAGTTGCTAAACTTTCTTTGTTCGGAATAGATTTTACTTATAGAACTAATATGCACTTTGCAGAAGCAGGACGTTCTTGTACAGAATTTTGGTTATCTAAATGTATTGATGCAGGAATGCAGATAGAAGTTGCTCCTAGATCAACTTTGTTAGATATGGATATTCCTTTACATGAGAAACTATACGGTTATCATAGACTTAATGATCCTAAAATATCGTATCAAAATGGTAAAAACATGAGTGTTTGTAAACTATCTGAAGTACAGACGGAACCAGAAAATAAACCTGTAGGGATTATTAATAGACATGATTTAAAAGAATTAAATCCTGTAGAACCGAAAGAGTATTAATATGTTTTCTTTAAAATCAGATTTAGAAGTAGGTAGTTTAGGAGTAACCACCACCGATAACAGAGGACTTAGTGTTAACGAAGTTTCTGAAATGGCGGTTAATAAAATAATTTCTGTGAGCGATACCGCTCCTGCACCCATAAGGGCACAAGCTCATGCATTTAGAGATGCGTGTAAAAATATAGTTAGCTATTATATGCAAGAGGCGATAAAAAACCATATGTGTACAATAGGTAATCAATTAGAACAGCAAGGTCAAAAAGACTTAGCTAATATTATCAGGAGACTATAATGGCAATAACACAAGCAATGGCAACAAGTTTTAAAAAAGAACTAATGGAAGGAAAACATAATTTTCTAGCTTCTGGAGGTAATTCTTTTAAACTAGCTTTATACACAAGTTCAGCAACAATGACTGCGGCTACTACAGCATACAGCACAAATCAAGAGGCATCAGGAACCAATTACACTGCAGGTGGTGCGGCATTAACCAATATTAATCCAACAACTTCAGGTACAACAGCGTTCACTGATTTTGCTGATTTAACTTTTGGTACTGCTACGATTACTGCTAGAGGATGTATGATTTATAATGATACTGCATCAGGTGATCCAACAGTAGCTGTTTTTGATTTTGGTGGAGATAAAACATCTACAGCAGGAAGTTTTACAATAACTTTCCCTACTGCTGATGCATCAAACGCAATTATCAGAATAGCCTAGTTTAGCCTAGTATGGCTAATATAACTGGTTGGGGTAGAGGCACTTGGGGTGAAGCAACCTTTGGTGAACCTGCACCTGTAGTTCTTACAGGACTTGCAGGAACTTCTGCGTTAGGCTCAGAAACAGTTACAGGTGATGCAAATATTACTGAAACAGGTTTAGCAGGTACTTCTGCTTTAGGTTCAGTTACAGGTAAAGGTTCAGCAGTTGTTGCTGAAACAGGTGTTGCCGCTACAGGACAAGTAGGAACAGCTACTGCAACAGGAGTTGCTTTAACAGGAGTTACTGGGTTATCAGGAACTTCTCAATTAGGAACTGAAACTGCAACAGGTACTGCAGAAGTAGTAATTAGTTCAGGTGTTGCAGGAACAAGTGCACTGGGTAATGAAACTGTAACAGGTGTTGCTAATGTATCGCCTACTGGTTTAGCAGGTACTTCTGGATTAGGTAATCCTACTACAATCACTGATAATAGATTTGGTATTACAGGACTTAGTGCAACGTCGGCATTAGGTGTTTTAGAAGAAATAACAGCAGACGCTAATATCTATCCAACAACGGTTGTTGGAACAGGTGAAATTAATTTAGTTCTTATCTGGGGAGAAGTAGTTCCAGGAGTAACTACTAACTGGCAAGAAGTTGCTTAACATTTTGATAAAAACCATATACAATCAAGAAAGTACGGAGATATAAACCATGGCAAGTACATACGTAAATAACCTAAGACTCAACGAAATGGCTACTGGTGATGCCAGTGGAACTTGGGGAACAACAACCAACACTAACCTCGAACTTATCGGGGAGGCTTTAGGCTACGGCACTGAAGCTATCACTACCAACGCAGATACACACACTACCACAGTAAATGATGGTACTTCAGATGCAGGTAGGTCGATGTATCTTAAATACACAGGCACCTTAGATTCAGCTTGTACTATTACTATTGGTCCAAACACTATAAAGCGTATGCAATTTATAGAAAATGGAACAAGTGGATCACAAAATATAATTATCTCACAAGGCTCTGGTGCAAATATCACGATCCCACCTGGAGATACAAAAGCCGTTTATTTGGACGGAGCGGGTTCTGGAGCAGCCGTTGTTGATGCTTTTGCTAGTCTTTCAGTTGTAGATTTAAAAGTACAAGATGACCTTACAGTTACAGACGATGCAGCAATAGGTGGTTTAGCTACAGTTGGCGGAACTCTTGGAGTTACAGGTATAGTTACACTTACTGACGATCTTATTATTGGCGATGGTAAAACTATTGGTTCTGCATCAGATGTAGATGCAATGACAATAGCAGCTAATGGACAAATAACACTAACTCAAACACTCATAGGTACTGCATTAGATATTTCAGGCGATATAGATGTAGACGGAACTACTAACTTAGATGTAGTAGACGTAGACGGAGCAGCAAACTTTGCAGCAGACGTAACACTAGGTGGAGATATTCTTGCAGCAGATTTTGATGTAAACGCAAGTGGAGACATTAACTTAGATGCAGGTGGTGGAGACTGGAGACTTATAGATGATGGCACTACTATTACCACGATCTCTAATGTATCTGGAGATTTACAACTATTAATAGGTACGCAAGATAAAGATTTTAAATTCCAAGTAAATGATGGCGGCTCTCAACTAGATGCTTTAGTTATTGATGCAAGTTTAAGTGGTCAAACAATAGCTCTAAAATCAGCTAGAATTGGACAAGTAGCAGTCACTTCAAGTTCTAACGCAATAGCTTGGGATGCTTGTGGAGCAGCAAATGCTTATCATGTAACCACAGAGAACACTACATTCTCAGCACCAAGTAACGCTGTAGAAGGTGCAATCATTTCTGTAGAAATAGCACAAGGCGGTACAGCAAGAACAATCGGTTGGAATACAGTATTCGAGTTTGCTGCAAGTACAGCTCCTACAGTAACAGCTACCGCAAGTAAGACTGACATCTTTAGTTTTAGATACAATGGTTCTGTTTGGCAAGAAATTGGTAGAGTTCAAAACCTAGCACAAACCTAATATGGAAGTTCTACAAAGAACAGCAAATCGTGGAAGTATCTCATCCGCCCTTTACTCTGTAGCTAATTCTGTAAAA